TCAGATCGTGAAAATCAACGTGATCGAGCAAGACAACACGGCCATTGCGGTTGAGCTGTTCTTGAGGGCCTAACGATGGCTAGGCGTATCAGGCTGGATCAGATCGGGGACTACGCCGAAGACAAGCTGAATCAGCTGATGCGTGTTGTGGTGTTGGAAACGGACGCTGAACTGAAAGCGCGTAGCCCAGTGGATACAGGCCGCTTCCGTGCAAGCTGGGCGATTGGTGAAAACTTCATTGGCGATTACGACGGTGGGGCGAAGCAGTCCGCCACTGGTGCAAATCGTGAGAAATCCAGCCCGCCAGGTAGTCCCCCGCCAGGTCCACCGGTCGCCTTGAACTACACACTGGGCAACGAAAAAATCACAAAGGTCTACAACATCCATAACAGCCTTGCTTACGCCGAGCCCTTGGCCAACGGCAGTTCAAGGCAAGCAAACGCAGGCTGGGTTGATCTTGTCGCCAAGCAAATGACCAGACGGGCGCGACAATTAGCTAACAGCATTGGGAGGCAAGACTGATGGCCGCGCTTGATCTGAACACTGTTCGAGCCACTATCGAAGGCCGCTTAGCCACAGAGCTTGCTGAAAGCCCAGCTATTCCGGTCGTGTTTCACAACATGGCCTTTTCGCCCACGCCAAATTCAAGTTGGGTTCAATGCCTCACCAGCTTTGGCACCAATGAATACCTGAGCCAAGGCGGTACGAGCAATTCGCAGAACCGCGTCAATGGCGTTGTCGTTATCAACATCTTCACCGCTGTAGGCGTAGGGCCTGGCGCCAACTACGTCATCGGTAAAAGGATTCGAGATCTCTACAATAGAGTGAATGTGTCGGGGGTTTTCTTCGACGCTGCAACAGGCCCAGAGGCTCTGGCTTCACCAGTTCCCGAGGGTTATTTTCAAACCCAGGTCCGTGTGACCTTTGAATCCATCGAGGGACTCTGACCCATGGCAATTCTCCGAGGCGAACAAGGTTCTGTTCAGTTCGACGCAGCTGGCAGCACCAACGCCACCATTGTTGGCACCCGTAGCTGGAGCCTGACTACCACCAAGGAAACCTTGGATGTCACCGATCATGGCGACACCTTCCGTTCCTTTGTTGGCAGCCTGATCTCCGGTTCTGGCACCGTTGAGCTGGTCTACGACCCCGACGCAACTGGCCAAGCTGGCTTCCTGGAAGATGTGCTGACCACTGCTGATCCAGCAGACGCCACCTTTGAGCTGTTCACCACTGGCTCTAGCACCGGCTCTGATTCGATCAGCTTTGCTGGCATCATCACCGACATGGAAATCAGCTCCACTGTTGGCGAACTCGTCGTTGTCAGCTGCAACTTCATCACCAGCGGCGCCATCACCGGCAACCTTGAGTGATAAGGGGTATATTTGGGGCGATTCACTCGCCCCTTTAAGTGCCCGTGGCTAAACGTCTTGTCGATGAACTGGTAGAGGCATTTGACCTAAACCAGCGTCGCAAGTTTGTTTTGAAGCATCCCAGCGGCAAATCTTGGGATCTGTATTTCAAGCCAATCACCCGCGCTGACCGTAAAAAGGCTCAGTCATTGGCTGGCACTGATGATGCGCTGGACATCAGCACTCAGATGCTGTGCCAAATGGCTGAGCTAGAAGATGGCTCTAAGCCTTTTGCGGCTGCGGATACGGCCAAGCTTCAGCGCATGTTGCCTGAGTCGGTGCTGAACGAGCTTGAGCTGTTCTTGTTTGGTTTGGGCAATGCAGGATCGCTTGAGGAAGCAAAAAACGACTAAAGGAAGACTCTTGGCTCTTCTTTGAGTTCTTCCTGGCAACTGAGCTTGGCAAAACCGTCAGTGAATTGCGCGGCGAGCTGACGGACGCTGAGTTTTTGATGTTTGCGGCTTATTACGAGGTCAAGGGTGACCGCGACAAAGCAGAGATGGCAAAGGCAAAGGCGAGGAGTCGATAAAACGTCGGTAGACTGAATCAAAGGATTAGGTCGGGCCGTGGCTGTTGCCGTTGTTGACGTACAGGTAAATGGCTCAAACGCGGTCAATCAACTGCGTCAAATCGGTCGTGCCTCTCAGGCCACTGAAGCCGGAATCAAGGGCCTCAAGAGCGCTGTAACAGGTCTTGTCGGTGCATTCTCCGCTGTTCAAGCGCTCAAGTTTGTCGTAGCCAAAACCTCTGAATTAGAAACGCAAACCAGAAGCCTGCAGACACTTACTGGCAGTGTTGAAAAAGCAAAGCAGATTATTTCTGAACTTCAGCAGATTGGCGCGGTTACACCGTTCACCAGCACAGAGCTGATTGAGTCTGCGAAACGTTTGCAGGCATTTGGCGTTGAAGCTGACAAGGTTGTTGAAACAACCCGACGCTTAGCGGACGTCAGCGGCGCGACTGGGGCCGAGTTGCAAGGCTTGGTTACTGCTTACGGTCAAGTTCAAGCCAAGGGGCGGCTTCAAGGTGAAGAGCTTTTGCAGTTCCAAGAGCGAGGGATCGCGCTGCAAACTGAATTGCGGCGGATGTATGGCCTAACTGGCGAAGAGTTCCAGAAGGCACTCAGTAAGGGCCAGATCAGCGCCGAAGCGGTTCAGATCGCCATTGTCAACCTGACCAATGCAGGCGGTAAATACGCGAATGGTGCAATCGCGCAGTCAACAACGCTGGCCGGTAAGTTCAGCACCCTTCAAGACAATATTGAGCAAATTGCCAGGGTCTTAGGCCAAAAATTGCAGCCCATCCTTAGCAGCATTCTTGATACGGCAAACAAAACGGTTGGTGCAATCTCCCAGGTTCTTAGCGGTGGCTTGGCGGCTGAGTTCGCGAAACTCAGGGTTGCACTAGTCACGCCCGGTGGAACAGTTGGCGATCTCCGGCAAATACTGGAGCTGACTAAAAGCATTTCAGCCAGTGGATTAGATAAAGGCGGTTTGACAGCTGCTGCTGATCAGATCAAAGCGAATCAGCAATTAGTAGCCGATGTTTTAACCCGCATCAATCAAACTAGGCCGCTTGGGGTTACAAAGGAAGAACAGAAATTAGCGTTAGCAATCCAGGGCGCATCCCAGCAGAAAATCAAGGAATTGGATATTGCTTACAAGGCTTTGAGCAAAGTGACTGCAGCACCCCCCGTTAAGGTGCCAGAGTTGCTTGGCGGCAATGGCAAAGACAAAGGCAGGGCAAAATCTGTTGATGAATTATTGGGTGGTCAAATCAAACGAACTCTTGAGCTGAAAAAGGCTCAGCTTGAAACCGTAACCGCTGCCCGAATGAATACCGCAGCGTTGCAGGGCAATGCTGAACAAGCCAAGCGAATGGTTGAATATGCCAGCAAGTATCAAGGCATTCAACTAGAAATTAGTTCGCTTGAGGAAACCCTCGCTGGTCTAAACGCTGTTAAGCCTCAAATTCTGGCAAGCGCAACAGATAAACAAGCGGCGGCCATGATGATTGACGAGCGTACGCTAGACCTACAAAATGCGATTGCAGCCAAACGACAAGAAATTAGCACTCTTGCGACACAACATGTAGGCGAAGTCAATCAGGTTGCCATAGCAGAAAGCAAGAAACTTGAATCATTAACTGAGCAAACTAAATATCTGCAAGATGTTTTAGAATATGGCGAAAGCGAAGCAAATATCAAGCGTCAGATTGAAAGCGTGATGAAGGGCACTAGCACCCTTGACCGCGAAAAGACCGAGGCAATTATTCGTCAAAATCAAGGCTTGCAACAGCAAATCACTGATGCCCAACGCCTTGATCAAATTTATTCTGGGTTGGGTCAAACCATAGCCACTGGCGTGACTGACATGATTGGTGCGGCGGTGGACAAAACAAAATCCTTGGCAGACATTGCATCGAACATGCTTCGCAATCTTGCCAATCAACTACTTCAAGTTGCGGTCAATACCGCCTTGTTCAGCCTCTTCCCAGGCTCATCGCTGTTCAAAGGTCTGCCGCGCTTCGCGGATGGCGGTTCGATCTCTGGCGGCAAGCCTGCAATCGTTGGTGAACGTGGCCCTGAGCTGTTTACGCCAGGACGCAGCGGCAGCATTGCTCCAAACGGCGCCCTAGGTGGCGTTCAGGTCGGTTCGATCAATATCACCGTCGAGAACACTGGCGATCAGCTCAGCCCTGCTGCCCAGAAGCAGATTGCTAACCAAGTTCAAGGTATCGTGATGTCAACCCTGGTCAACGAACGCCGTAGCGGAGGTCTTCTGCGTTAATGGCTTACATCGAATTTGACGACATCCCACTGGCTCACGCCACCCCGGTGGTGAAACGCAGCCAACGCCGTCAGCAGGCAACCTTTGGCGACGGCTATGTCCAGTTGTTGACTGACGGATTGAACACTGACCGTGAGATTTGGCAGTGCCTTACCTCGCCAATGCCCAATGCCGACGCATATTCGATTGAGAGCTATTTACTGACTGTGCGTGGCTCAGCGATTGAGTGGACCGCCCCAATGTCCACCAAAACCTTTTCCCGCCCGTTTGAAAGCGGCGTGCTGGACCTGGGCTACACGGACATCAGCACCCTGTCTCTTGACGGTTACACCCGCCCGACGAACTACACCGCCAACCTTGACACAGGTCTGCTGACCTCAGTGGACATTGCCAATGACACGGTTGTGGAGGTGACGTTGACGCTTTCGCCCCGCGATTATGTGCTCCGTGATGGCTGGACAATGACGCCAGTCAGCGCTTCTTTTATGACGATCTCGTTTGAACTGGAGCGGGTGTTCGTATGACGCAATCACCACCAGTCGCTGAGACTTTCAAAACCCAGATGCCGGAGGTCATTGACCTCTTCACTCTGGACATTTCGACGCTGTTGCCTGCTGGCTCAACTGACCAGTCGATCTATCGCTTTTGCAACTGGTCGCAGACTGACGGCGATGACATTACCTACAACAGCAACACCTATACGGCGTTACCGCTTGAGGCTCGCGGCTTTGAACTGAATACCAGTGGCAAGCTGGAACGCCCCAGTATCACCTTCGCCAACGTTGGTTTAACGATCACTGCGCTGACCAATACTTACAACGACTTGGTTGGTGCCACAGTCAGCCGCATCCGCACGTTGACGACCTATTTAGACGGGGCACCCGGAGCGGATCCCAACGCATATTGGGGACCGGATGAATGGGTTGTTGATCAGAAAGCCAACGAGACCAAACTCGCTGTCACTTTTCAGCTGGCGGTGCCTTTTGATCTTGAGGGTCGAAGCTTGCCTGGTCGGCGTCTTTTGCGTGAGCAATGCCAGTGGATTTACCGCAGTGACATTGGGTGTCACTATGACGGCACGGATTATTTCGACGCAAACGATGACGCTGTTGTCAGTGCTGACGATGATGTGTGCGGGAAGCGTTTGACCAGCTGCCAACTTCGTTTTGGTGATGGTTCGCGGCTGCCATTTGGCGGTTTCCCTGGTCTCGTCGATTCACAAGGCTGATGCTGTCGCAATGGCAAAACCCGCTTACTGCTGAACAGCGGCTAGCGATGCGGACTTATGCAGAGCGTGCATACCCAAAGGAAACATGCGGCTTCATCCTGATTGACGGCACAGTTGTCGAATGCCAGAACACCAGCAACGAGCCTGACACGTTCGTCATCAGCGCCCAGGACACTGCTGATTATTTGGACGACGCCAAAGCCTGCTGGCACAGCCACGCCAAGTACAGCGGTTTTAGCCCAGCCGACATCAAAGCGTGCAAGGCGTTGAACCTGCCTTATGCCGTGTGGAACTGCGCTGGCAGCGAAGCCTTCTGGCTAGATCCGTCCCAAGACGCAGGTTTGCTAGGGCGCCCCTGGAACTACGGCGTCTACGACTGCTATTCCGCCGTGCGGGACTGGTACAAGCAGCAGATAGGCGTTGAGATGGGCGATTACGCCCGCCGCTACGAAGGCGAGTGGTCAAAGCCTGGCTTTACTTATTTTGAAGAGAACTTCGCCGCTGAAGGCTTTATCAGAGTGCCTGCCGGCCTAGATCTAATGCGGGGTGATGTGATCCTGATGCGAATCCGCAATCAGAATGCTTGCAATCATGTTGCCGTCGTGGAAGACCCAGCCGCTAACCAGCTGTATCAACATTTAGTAGGAAGATTGTCTGGAGTGACTTCCTACAGTGGGTACTTCCGCGAGAATAGCTACATGGTTGTGCGGAGGGCAGGCTGATGGTGACGATCCGTTTGCTTGGTGAAGCTGGTCGCCGGTTTGGTCGTCAATTCAAACTTGCGGTTAAGACCCCAGCCGAAGCTGTCCGCGCATTGTGTGCCCAAATCCCCGGTCTGCGTCAGTACCTATTGGAATCAGGGGAAAACGGATTGAACTGGCGCGTAATTACTGATCATGCCGTTGGGTTGGACGAAGATCAGTTGCTGTGGCCGATGAGCAAAAGATTGGTTTTGGCGCCTATTCCAGCTGGTAAAGGTGCTGTTGGCAAAATCCTTGTTGGCGTTGCCCTTGTCATCGCCTCGGTCGCGATTGTTTTCGGTACTGCTGGCGGCGGCATACCGTTAGCTGTTGCAGGTTTTGGGATGATTTTTAGCGGTGTCGCGGATCTGTTGACACCAACGCCCAAGATGCCAAACGTGTCAGGAGGGACAGCATCAACAGGCGGAGGGATAACTGCAGGACGTAGCCGTGAAGAGCAACAGCGCTCATTTACTTTTGATAAATCCAACGCCAATACCCAACAGGGCGAAGTCGTTCCAGTGCTCTACGGTGAGCGCATCATTGGATCGTTGCCCGTCCTGAGCTTCGGTCTGGAACTGCAGAACAGCCTCTGATGGAAGACTTTCAAGATCTGCCTGAAGTCAGCGGCGCTGGTGGCGGTGGTGGCGGCCAAACAGTCGTACAACAGACTGTTCAACAGAACGTCACTGTCACGCCAACTGCACGGCAACCTGTTGAGGCTGCCAACAACCTGTTTTCAGTTGCATTTGCCAAGACGGTTTATGCGCTGAGCGAAGGCGAGATCGAGGGATTCCCTAACAGCATCACCAAAGACACATACCTGGATTCAACGCCAATCCAGAACCCAGACGGCACCTATAACTTCAACGGCTACACGATTGAATCGCGCACTGGAACGGACGAAACGCAGACCCCGATAGCTGGGTTTAGCACTGCTGAAAATGCAGTCGGCGTCAACACTGCGATCACCGTTGCTACTGGTCCGATCACCCGGACGATCACTGACACCGATATTGAGCGTTGCCGGGTAATCATCAACCACCCTGCACTTCAAGCAAACAACAAAGACAACGGCGACATCACTGGCACCAGTGTCAGCTATCGGATTGAAGTTTCAGCTAATGGCGGTCCTTACAGCACAGTTGCTGAGCCTACTGTTAGCGGCAAATCAAGCAGCCAATTTCAGCGGGCGTATGAGTTTGACCTGGATGGTACTGGACCGTGGACAATCAGAGTTAGTCGTTTAACCGCTGACAGCAGCACTGCCTATCTGCAAAACAGCATCACTTGGCAGAGCTACATTGAAATTATTGACGAGAAATTTGCCTACCCCAACACCGGATTACTGGCGCTGAAGGTTGACGCCCGCCAGTTCAACAGCATCCCAAACGTTTCGGTAAAACTGCGCGGCAAGCGCGTTCAGATTCCAACCAACTACAACCCAACAACCCGCGTCTATACAGGCATCTGGGACGGCACGTTTACAACTGCTTGGACCGATAACCCTGCTTGGATTTTCCGGGACATTGTGGTCAACGACCGCTTTGGGGTGGCGCGTTATGTCTCCAACATCTCGATTGACCCGTGGTATCTCTACACGGTTAGCCAGTATTGCGACGAGCTGGTTCCCGATGGCAATGGTGGAACGGAGCCACGCTTTACTTGCAATGTATTCCTGCAAAATGCAGGCAGCGTCTATGAAGTGCTGAATGGTCTTGCCTCGTGTTTCCGGGGCTTGATTTATTACAGCCAAGGGCAACTATTCCTGACCCAAGACCGCGAACAGGTTCCGGTTCAGCAGTTCAGCGAAGCCAACGTTATCCAAGAGGTTGACGATTCTGGTCAAGTCACCTCACCTTGCTTTACCTACAGCGGCACGGCACGAGGCGCCCGCAAGTCTGTTGTTCTGGCTAACTGGGACGACCCCAACCAGGCGTATTCCAGCGTTACTGAGTACCAGCAGGATGACGCGCTGCTGGAGACCTTTGGCTACAACCCGATTGACCTGCGCCTGCTTGGTGTTACTTCACGCGGTCAGGCACTGCGGGCAGCAAAACACACGCTGTTCTCCAACCGTTATCTGACAGAAAAAGTCAGCTTCCGCATTGGGGCGGAGGGCTTAGCGGCTGGTGTTGGCGAGATCATCCAAATTGCCGACCCAATGAAGCAGGGTCAGCGCCTGGGCGGTCGCATCAAGGAAATCAGCGGCAACAACATCACGCTCGACGCCGTGTTGAGCCTGAACGATGCGATTGATTACACGCTGACGCTGGTGGTGCCTGACGGGGAGACCGTCACCAACCCTGACAACACGATCACTAAGCGCCCCAAGCTCAGCGTCCACAACCTGATCAGCGCATCACAAGACCGGGGCAATCCTGAGCTGCGCGACCTGGCAGTACAGAACGGACTTGATGTACTGGTCACCCAAGACGGCGACGTACTCGAAGGCGTCACCATCGTCGATTCGCTTGGAACGACCACTGCCGTTGTTGACGGCAACGTTGATAGCCAAGTCAACGCCTTGTGGGTTCTGGAGTGGTCTGACATGCAGGCTGCTCTCTACAAAATTATTGCGATCACTGAGGTCGAGCCGCTTGTCTTCCAAGTTGAGGCGATCCAGTACAACGCGAGCAAATTTGATTACGTCGATAACGACCTGCCGATTGCGATTCCCAAGGATCGTTTCACGCTTGAGGCACCACAAGCAGTTGAGAGCCTGACTGCAAAGCTGATTTACAACAACGGTCGCACGCAGATCAACGCTGATTGGCGTTCACCTCAGCGCAACGGTTCTGATGATTTGCTGGTGCGTGGGTATCGGTATCAGTGGCGTGATGCGACGGCTGCTCAGTGGAACGACATCGAGTTGACCTCGGTTACTAATGCAGCGGTCAGCCTGCCTGATCATGTCTACGGGACGGAATATCAATTCCGCGTTGCAACCTTTGATCGCCTTAGCCGCCAGAGCGATTACTCAACCGTTGACGTTTCAGACTTTGATGCAATCCCAGATCTGAGCGACGCTGAGTTTGGCGCCACGGTCACCCACGCCAACCAGCCTGATGGCACCCAGCTGATCATTGTTGATCCTGGCACCTGCCCGATCCTGCCTCGGATTACTGGATTCAAATGCTGGGCACGCCCGCGCAACCTCAAAGGCGGTGAGATCCCCGGTGTCAAAACCCCTGGGAACGATGGCTACTACTTCCTGGCCGACATTCCGCTCACGGGCTACTACACGATTGCGTTCCACGCACCAGACACCTACGACGTACGGATCAGCTTCACCAGCGCAGTCTTTGGCGAAGAGCCGGAAGACTACATCTACGACGTGGTGGAGCGTGCTGAGATTGCACCGCCAACGCCCAACAACTTCAGCGTCGTTGAAAGTGCAAACCGTGCAGGCAAGCGTTTCAGCTGGCAGCTACCGCTGAGTGAATACGGCAGCTGGGACCAGAAGGTTGTCAGCGACATTGTTGGCTATGAGGTCCGCTTTAAGCGTGGCCAGCTGGCTACAAACATCGTTGAATTTGACGTTGCCACTGACATCGTTACTGTCAAAACCTCAACGGTTATCGGCATCAAAACCAACCAGCACCTGCTGACTGTTGGCGAACAGATCGTGTTTGCCGCTAGTTCTGGAACGCTGCCCACCGGCATCACAGCTGGCACCACTTATTTCGTGGCGGCAGAAGGATTCAACAGCGTTGAGTTCAAGCTCGCCGCAACTGCAGGTGGCGACCCAATCAACCTGACGGGCACTGCCACTGGGACGTACAACGTGTCCGGTCCGGCAGCGCTGGCCACTCGCCTGAACTTGTCTGCCAGCTGGGGCGCAGGACTGGAGCTTGCATCTGGCGGCTTGAACGCCAACCAGCAGTGGTTCGAGACCAGCCTGTTTGACTCTGACACCTGGGTGGTGATGGTCAAGTCGGTTGATGCGACCAACTGGCGTTCTGACCTTCCTGCCTTTGTGCTGGTCAACATTGGTGCGCCACCGATCAGCAACGCAGTCGCAACGATTAACGCCAGGACTCAAGGCGCCGGCAGCTGGGAAGGCAACTACATCAACTGCGAAGTCGATGGCAACGGTGACCTAGTGCAGACCGACGCCACCCGAGACAGCATCTTCACTTGGAACTTCGACAACAACGAGGCTGAAAGCAACCTGCTGTTGAGCACTACCGCGACGGCAACCTATCAACACAAACTGGTTGCCCTGACTGGCGAAGACACTGTGCTGGTGCAGGAAGCTGACGGCACCAACGACGATGACAAGCTGTTGCAGGAAGACACGCCTGTCGTAATCACTGTTGCTAGCAGCAGCTTTGAGCTACAGCGGGGTGGTTCGACGATTCCTCACCTGCTTGAGGTCAACGACACGCTTGAGTTTGTTGAAGTTGCAGGCAGCCTGCCTACCGGGATCTCTACTGGTACGACCTATCACGTCGTTTCAACTGATCTGACTACCACCGTTTTCCGTGTTGCAGCTACCCAAGGCGGCACGGCGATTACGCTTAGCGGCACTGCTACTGGAACGTATGCCGTCAGAGGCGCAGCATTTGGCATCTTGGGTGAGCAACGGTTCTACGACGACACCGAACTGGCTGAGGGCGGCATTGTTCACCCTTACGCCCCATACGAAAGGTTGCTGGGTGATGTCTACCGCGTGGAAACCACCTTCAAATCGCCTGACGGTGTTGTTGCCGGTGAAATCACTGCCCTGACCGCCCAGCTTGATTACCCCGACGTAATCGAGAAACAGAATGACGTTGCAATTAGCAGCGCTGGCACGGCGGTCAGCCTGAACAAGACATTCCGCAGCGTGGAAAGCGTACAGATCACTGCCCTTCAAACTGGTGGGTCAACGGCGATCACGGCTGTCGTTACAGCCAAAACCACGACCTCGGTTACGATTAAGTGTCTCGATGCCAGCGGTTCCGGCGTGACCGGCTTGGTTGACATCACAGTGATTGGCTACTGATGGCTGACCGTCGCATATCCCAATTAGCTGCACAGGAGACACTGGTCGAAAACGACCTGCTGCCCTTTGTTGACATCAGCGCCACTGAGACTAAGCGCATCACTGCTGAAAACCTGGGTCTGGCGCTGGTTGCATTTGGAACGACACGCGGATCAGACGTACCAACATCACCAGCTAACGGTCAGTTGTGGGTCGATACGTCTAATAACCCGCCTGAGCTGAAGATCTATAACGGCGCCAGTTTTTCGCTGGTTAGCTTCCTGCCTAACTCGGCGGTCATTACCAATCCAAGTGGAACGGAACCCGCTAGCCCTGTTCTGGGTCAGTTGTGGCTTGATACCAGCCAAACACCTGATGAGTTGAAGGTGTACGACGGGGCAAACTTTGTCCGCGTTGACCCGCTTGGTATTACGCAGGCAGCTGGTGACGCTCGCTATTTGCAGATCACGGCAGCGTCTACTACTTACCTGCCTTTGGCTGGTGGCACGCTGACCGGAACGCTGACCTTGGATGCTGCACCGACAGCAGATCTGCAGGCGGCGACCAAGAAATACGTTGACGACGAGATTGCAGGCATCCCATCAGCAACGGATCTGACGCCTGCTGGAACGGTGATTTACACCGCCCGCTCTACCGCCCCGACGGGCTACCTGAAGGCAAACGGAGCAGCAGTCAGCCGGACAACTTACGCCACGTTGTTCAGCGCCATCGGCACAACTTATGGCGGCGGTGATGGATCCACCACGTTCAATTTGCCTGACCTGCGTGGTGAATTTGTCCGTGGTTTAGACGATGGTCGCGGCGTTGATACCAGCCGCACACTTGGATCGTCTCAGGGTGATGCAACTGCACTGCCCAACAACGCCTTCACCACTAGCAATCCTGGCAATCACCAGCACACGCTCGACAATGTGCAGGGATCCAACGATAATTCGGCAGCAGGCGGCGGTCCTGTTCCGGCTGGCGGCTCCGCTAGCACTAGAACCACAAGTGCTGCGGGCAGCCACACGCACACGATTGGCGGTGGTGACGCTGAGACTCGTCCGCGCAACATTGCACTGCTGGCTTGTATCAAGACCTAAGCCACAACTAAGATCTCTCTATCGGAGCATCGTCAATGGCCAACATCAAGATCACGGATCTGGACGCCTATGCAGATCCTAAAAGCACTGATGTCCTGCCTGCCGTTGACGTAACCAACGACGAGACAAAGAAGGTCAGCATTGCTGACTTGATGGAGAACGCTGGCTCTGGTACGGAGGCGCTGCCTGGCATTGCGTTTGACGGTGACCCCAATACTGGTATTTATCGCCCTGCTGCTGATCAGCTTGCGATCTCGACTGCTGGTACGCAGCGGCTGCTGATTTCGGATACTGGTGCGGTCACGATCCCTGGCGACCTGACGGTTCAGGGCACGACCACGACGATTGACAGCGAAACACTTGTTGTAAAAGACAAGAACATTGAGATGGGGTCGGTTGCGACTCCTACTGACACCACGGCTGACGGTGGCGGCATCACGCTGAAAGGCGCTACCGATAAGACAATTAACTGGGTCAACGCTACGGATGCTTGGACCAGCAGCGAGCGCTTTGATTTTCCCGCTGGTACGCAAGCCGCCCCCAGCATCATCCTGAACGGTGACGTTAATTCAGGTATTTATCAACCTGGCGCAGACCAAGTAGCCATCTCGACTGCTGGCACTGGGCGGTTGTTTATTGATGCAGATGGGAATGTTGGCGTTTCGACGGCGGATGGCGACATTTTTAATCGAAACGATGACAGATTTTTTGGCATTACTGCGTCTTCCGCTAGTCATAATTTATCTCTTCAACTTAATGCTGGCGCGAGTGCTGGCCGAGGCGCTCAAATATATTTAGGACAAGGTGGAACGCGCACAGCTACTTTGGGTTCAAATTTAAGTGAAACATCTTTTGGGACATCAAATTCATCAGCACTAAGGCTCTTAACCGTAGACCTTGAACGCCTCCGCATCACATCAACCGGCGAATTTGCATTTAAGGGCGCTGGCTCGGCTGGCGTCAGCGAAGCGGTCTATTTCAGCGGCAGCGCACCAGTTGATTCGCTAGTTGTTGATAGCAATGGGCGCTTAGGTGTGGGGACTAGTAGCCCCGGTAACTATGCCGCTAACGCAGATGATCTTGTTGTTAGCAGCACTGGAATTACCGGTATAACTATCGCCTCTGGTACTACAAGTACCGGCAACTTGTTCTTTGCCGACGGTACAACCGGCAATGAAGCATATCGTGGTTATCTAATTTACGATCACTCAAGCGACTTTATGCGTCTTGGGACTGCCGATGTTGAACGTGTCCGCATCGACTCTTCCGGACGTGTAGGGATTTGGACTGCTGCGCCTAGCGAAAAGCTTGAAGTAACTGGAAATGCAATCCTTGATGCGAGTAATGCGACATTAAAAATTAAGGCAGGTGGTGCTGGAAACACCGGTAGCCTTTTGTTCACTTATGATACAGACTCGGTTGCCTACGGTGGCATTGATCTTACTTTCGACAACAGAGACACTGTTGGCACAAGACTTTTCTCTGAGTATGCGGTAACTATTAGGAATGGAGGAGGAGGTTCAAAACCAACGGTCTTCACTTCTGGAAGTACAGAAATAGGCAGGTGGGACGGCTCGGGACGCTTCTTAGTTGGCACGCCTCTTTCGCCTAACGCAGGACTTGGTCAGTACTCCCGATTGCACGTCGCTGGTTACACCGGCGGCTCTTCCGGTGAAGGCATTATGAGTATTGCTCGTGGCGAACTAGCTACGGCGATGTCTAATCTAGACACTGTTGGGCAACTTGGATTTACTGATAATGCAGGTAATGATTTTGCCAAGATATTTGCGTATGTTGATGGCACACCTGGAACGGGTGACCACCCAGGCGCTTTAAGATTCGCCACTAATCCAGGACTTCCGTCTGGCACTCCCCTGGATCGAATGACCATCAGAAGTGATGGTAAGATTGGGATTGGCACGACGAGTCCTTTTGACAAGCTACATGTAAAGACGGTAACTGATGCTAATTTTGTTTTTTCAAGTGTTGGTGGGACAGAGGCATCTTTAGAAATCTTCAACGACGCCGGGCTTGTCAATACACCACTTAATTTAAGAGCATCAGAGTACAAGTTCAAAATTAATGGTGACGAAAAAGTCCGAATCGACAGCTCCGGCAGGTTGTTGGTTGGCACAAATAGTGCAATTGGAGATTATCTTTTTGTTGTTCACGGTCGCCCAGGTTCTACTGCCCAACCGGGCACGATGGCCTTAAGGCGCGGCGGCGTGGTTGGGGAAAATTACAGCCTTGGTCAGTTAGATTTTACTGATGCCAGCAACAATGTATCCGCAAGGATTGTTGGAGGAACCGACATTGGATGGAGCGGAAGTGGAGATAGCCCTGGGATCCTATCCTTCTCTACCACGCCCGACGGATTGAGCAGCCCGACGGAGCGGATAAGGATTAACAGCAGTGGAATCGTACAGATAAGGCAGTCACTTCGTATTTCCGGCTCCGGTGGAGGAGAAAAAACCCTAATTTATACAGGCTCAAGTAATGACGTTTATCCAGAGTTAGCCGGTATTTATAGCGATGGCAATTATAGCGTCAATACTGCAACAGACCTTTTATTTAAGACGACAACAGGGGGTAACACAAGCCCGACGGAGCGGATGAGGATCGACAGCTCGGGCTATTTGAGGCTGTCAAGCAATTCCCCCGGCATCCAGTTCAACGGCGACACGGCTGCTGCTAACGCGCTGGATGATTATGAGGAGGGGTCTTGGACTCCAAATTTTAATGCGACAGGAGCAACATTTACCACACTTTATAATGCGGCTAGGTACACAAAGATTGGGAATTTAGTGAAACTCAGCGGATATTGTCAGATTTATTGCAGCGCCGGTGCTGGCGCTAACGCCGTCGTCGTTACAGGTCTTCCATTTACTTCCGCTAATATTTCTAACTTTTACCAAGGCTCTATGCTTGGAGCGGCCAACTTTTTCAATGCCACTGGATATGGGTTATCAGCGGGACTTCAACCAAATGCAACAGCTATAGACTTATTGAAATCCACTGATGTAAGTGGTTCAAAACGTATCGAGACGCTAAAAAGCCAAGACATAACAAGCAGTGGTTTTTCATTCAGATGGACTCTGGAATATCAAGTTGCATAAATCAAAGACCGCAACCGTCTCAAAACTAAGCCTTAAACCTGTCTCATCTGGAGGATGACCCTAATGGCTTTTACTGAACGCCACGAACACAAGATCGAAATTATTCCCCCGTACAACGTCCTGCAATGCCGTCGTGCGGACATTGTTGAAAAGGATGGTGTCGAAGTGGGACGCCAATATCACCGCCATGTCCGCGTACCTGGTGATGATATGACTGGTGAGTGCGCCGAGATGCAAGCAGTTGCTACGGCACTCTGGACCGCTGAAGTTGTCGCTGCTTATCAGGCACACATTGCTGCTCAAGAACTGCCTGGTGCGTAATTAGCAGGCGGGCAACCGGCCATTCCCAACAGGTTGCACCACCCTTAAGCTCACCGAGGATCTACTTCACCCATGGCTACTACCTACACCTGGAAGGTCGCAAACATGGAGCGGGAAACCGCTACTGGCAAAGTGTTCACCGTCCACTACACGGTCAACGCTCTGTCTGATCAGGTTGACCCCAACAGCGAATCCGGCGGCTTCTACTCTGCTGGTGCGTATGGCTCTCTTGGCTTTGACGGCGACGTGACCGTCGAGTTTGAAGACCTCACCGAAGACGTTGTGATCGGCTGGGTGCAAGATCAGTTTGGTGCCGAAAAGGTTGCCGAAATTGAGGCTGCGCTCCAAGCCCAGATCGACGAAAAGGCTGCACCGACTAAGGCTGCCGGAGTGCCCTGGTAATGGCGGTCAAGTCGAAGACTGCACTGGGGCGGGTTGAGCACAAAGCCGGTCGCCCCAAAACCACATCCCAGGGTTTCGGACAGCACTCACGGCCTCGCCGTCGCGGTAAAAAGCCCTTGCGTGGCCAGGGCAGATAGATGGACAACCGTTTGTCGCTGCTCGGTGGTGCACTTGCATTGCTAACCACTGTTGTGGCGACGACGGTCACCATCGACTCGCGTTACGCCAAATCAGCCGAAGTCAAGCAGCAATTTTGCCAAGCACGCAAACAGCAACTGCGTGATCGAATCTTTGAATTAGATCTAAAGAATCCCAAAACACCAAACGACAGAGCGTTGCGAGAATATCTGCAACAGCAACTGCGTGATGGATGCTGACACTTTAGAAAACTGGCGAAAGATTAAGGCAGCCTTGGAAAAAGCTGGCAAAACTGATTGCTACTTCTACAAACGTGCAGTGATCATCTGCCGTGGCGGAAAGGATCCTTTTGAGGATGGAACCGCTCCTAATCCCAAGCATTAACATCCCACCGCCTCCGCCTTTGCCTGCTCCTGTGTTGGAGTTGCCAAGGGCGGAGATTCCGTCTTATACGCCGCTTGTTATCCCACCGGCTGCTACTGCTGGCACACCACCTGTTCCACTGCCGCAGACCGTAGAGCGCGACGAGCCTGAACGCGAGACTCAACAAAATCTGCGACAGCTAGTAAGGGAAGCATTACGCCAAGCAGAGGTAACACCATCAGTGCGGCGGGTCGAACCATCAGTCCAAGCAATTCCCGAGCCATTGGCGGCGGAGGTAACTGAGGTCGTTGTACCGGGTACGCAACTAAAAATCCCTGTACCAAAAGCGGAGATCCTGTCAGCGGCTGCAACAACTAGCGTGATCAGTGTTGGCGCGACGTTGGCAGCGACTTCAATGTTTAAGCGGCTGGTTCAGATCTTCAAGCCGACGTTCAAGGCTTTGGCGGCAAAGGTGCAGAAACTGCGTGGGAAGCCGGTAAAGACATGGGCGAGACAGCGGCTATCGGAACGACATCAGCGCAGAGCGGCGCAAAGGGTGAATCGTCGCGGATCTTGAATCCGGTTTTGAATAGTTCAGCGCATTTCAGCGCCCGCACCAAGGCGTAATCAAGCCGCTCTTTTTCAAGCTTTCGCTTGGCGAGGTCTTTGCAGAGCCGGACCATTTCAAAGTCAAGCGGGACGCTAAAGCTGACTTGTGCGCCAAAGTTCTGGTTGCGAACGTATGGCTCTGGGTGAACGTCGTTGCCCAGATAAAAAGGCGTGAACACCAGCGTTGAACTGTTGCACTGATGCCCCGGTCCGTAGCTCTGTTGGCTGTAGCTGCCCTGGTTGATCTGGACCGCTTGATTGCTGACGCTGCCCGTTGACGTTGCGACCGGATTAGCTATCGCCGTTGTCCCGCCGTCTTGTGCGTGTACGGGCGGTGTACGGACAAAGATTCCGCAGACTACTGCGAGAACACCGACAGCGAGTTTGTAGTGGAGCTGGTAGTGATGGTGCGG